GGGATGATCGAGCAGAACGCCGAGAAGATGCGCCAGCACTGGCCTGGCGCTCCGATGGGCATTTACAGCGCCAGCATTGGTCGGCGTGAGTTGGGTGAGCCGATCACGTTTGCCGGCATCCAGTCGGTGCGAAGCAAAGCCCGTGAACTTGGCCACATTGACTTGGTGATCATCGACGAGTGCCACCTTGTCAACCACAAAGACGAGGGCGGCTACCGTGCTTTGCTTGCCGAACTCAAGGCCATCAACCCTGCTTTGCGGGTGGTGGGCTTAACGGCCACACCTTACCGCTTGGGGCATGGATTGATCACTGATAAGCCTGCGCTGTTCGATGCGCTGATTGAGCCTGTCAGCATCGAGGAGCTGATCTACAAGGGCCACCTGTCAACGCTGCGCTCCAAGGTCACCAAGGCGAAGCTGGATGTGACTGGTGTGCATAAGCGTGGCGGTGAGTTCATTGAGTCCGAGCTGCAAGCCGCGGTGGACACGGATGACAAGAATCAGGCTGTGGTGCAAGAGGTGATGGCTTTGGCTGGTGACCGCAGGGCTTGGCTTTTCTTTTGCGCTGGTGTTAAGCACGCCGAGCACATTGCCGAAGCCCTGCGCCAGCAGGGGGTGGCCGCTGCTTGCGTGACAGGGGACACACCAAAGAAGCAGCGCGATGAAATGATCTCCGACTTCAAGGCCGGCAAACTGAAAGCGTTGACCAACGCCAACGTGCTGACGACTGGCTTTGATTACCCTGACATTGATCTGGTGGTGATGCTGCGCCCAACTATGAGCGCCAGTCTTTATGTGCAGATGGCTGGCAGGGGTATGAGGGTCAAGAGCCACACCGATCACTGCCTGGTGCTCGACTTCGCTGGCGTGGTGGCCACACACGGCCCGATCACCAACGTGCAGCCGCCAAAGAAGGGCGGTGACGGCAATGGCGAGGCACCCCTCAAAGTCTGCGAGAACTGCGACGAGTTGGTGCATATCTCGGTGATGGTCTGCCCTGCTTGCGATCATCCATTCCCACCAAGGGAGGCCAAGAAGCTGCAACTGCATGATGACGACATCATGGGGCTGGAAGGCAAGGAGCTTGAGGTGACAAGCTGGGCATGGCGTGAGCACACCAGCAAGGCATCGGGCAAGCAGATGCTGGCTGTGACGTACTACGGGGGCTTGAGTGACCCGGCTGTGACCGAGTATCTGGCCATCACGCACGATGGTTCTGTAGGCCAGTTTGCTGTGCAAAAGCTGATTGCAATTGCAGAGCGTGCCCAAATTGTTACTGGTGGGCTGAATGTTAAGACCATGATTGAGGTGGTGCAAAACATGAACAACGCCACACCTCCAAGCATGATTGAATTTCGCAAGGACGGTAAATTTTTCAAAGTAACGAGAAGGAAATGGGCATGAGACACAGCGAACCCGAGTTCTTAATCCAATGGCGCGAGTGGGACCGTGCAGGCCCACCACGCTGCTGCCACACCTGTGAGCACTACGGCAACGATGGGCAATGCGTTGAGTTCTTTATGCAGCCGCCAGCAGAGTTTGCCGAGGCTGTTGGCGAGTGCCCCAAGTGGGAACGAGAGGTTCCGTTTTGACTGATCGCATACCAACGGAGCATGAGGAGCAGCGCGAGCTTGTGCGCTGGTTTCGCCAGACGCACAGAGGTGTGCGCATCTTTGCTATACCCAACGGGGGCCAGAGAAGCATTGCCGCTGCCACCAGATTGAAGATCGAGGGCGTGTCGGCTGGAGTGCCCGATCTGTTCATCCCTGCCTGGCGCTTGTGGATTGAGATGAAGCGCATCAAGGGTGGCGTGCTCAGTGCCGAGCAGAAGGATTGGCTCAAGTATCTGGAGGAAGTGGGCTATTGTGCTAAAGTGTGCAAGGGTGCTGATGATGCTAAGGAGCAGATCACTGCCTTTTTTAACCAACACAAGGACACGCTATGACCGAGAAAATCAAAGACCGTTACATGACTTTGCGCCTGCCTGCGGATGTGGAGGTGGAGCTGCGGAGGATGGCCGAGGCCAACACCCGCACGCTGGCCGCGCAGATTTTGCACTGCATCAAGCTGGAGCTGGCACGCCAGTTCGCAAGGGATAAAGCATGAAGCGGCCCAAGCGTTACACCATGCTGGACGGGCTGATGGCCAGCCCCACCGAGCCGCTGCCTGTGGAGTCACGCCGCCACCAGTTAACGCGCATGTATGCGGGGCTGGCCGCTATGGAGCAGGGTGAAAACCCCACGACTGACGATTGGCTGGTGGTGTCCGATGCGGTCAACCTTATGGAGACTCTGACCGAGACCATGAAGGTCTGCGAGGACAGTTCTGGCCTGCTGATGGACGCCATCACCGCAATGGCAATGGCAGGTAAGCGCAACCTTGCTGGTAACGCGATCAGGCTGGACGGGGCTGGTATTCAGGCTGTGCGTGCTGTGCTGGAGGACTATGCCGCCTTGTTGGATGTCCTGCCTGCACGCACCATGATTCACTGTCACCGCCTGACCGAGAAACGCATACACGAGATGCTGGACGGGAAGCGCAAACCGCATGATGTGGAGATCACCGATGTAAGGGTTTGTCCCTATAAAATAATTGTGTGAGATTGTGGTTGTTCGTGTGTTATGATTGAGCCATCAACACACCGGAGCCTGAAATGATCGACACACTCAAAGCACTGGCAGACACAGCAACCGCAACCACAGAGCCATCGACTGTGATTAATGGCAAAACTGTTTGCGTAACACTGGTACCAACTTATCGCGGAAGCAAACGCAAGCCTGTGACCATGTGGAAAGTAAACGGCAAGCGAGTAGCAGCCAAAGACTTGATGGCAGCATTGCAAAACTAAACCAACCGGGGCTTCGGCCCCACCTTTTAGGAGAACCCCATGAAGAACAACACAACACCCCGTAACTTTGCAGACTGCACCTGGGTGCAGACCTATGGCCGCCCAGAGCCGCTTTGGGAGCGTGTGGCTGGTTATGCCTTAGCTTTGGCAATTGGTTGCGGCATGGCCGCTTTGCTGGTCGCGTGGTGGTCGTCATGAGCTGCATGAACACCCAAATGATGAACAGCCGCCAGTCTGACGAGGACAGGGCCGAGGCTTTGGAATTTGCCATTGAAGACCGAGCTGCCGAGCTGCTGACGCATGGCGAGGCGTGCGACCCGATGGATGGCTTCAACATCGCCGAGGCGCTGGGCGAGGCAAGCACCAACGTCAAGATGGTGCTGGGCAAGGTGCTGGCCGAGCGCAAATTCGACCAGGTGGGGATTCTGGTGGATAGCGTCACCCGAGAGTATTGGGGCAAAAAGGCCGATGAGATGGCACGGGAGGAACTGGCATGAGGTTTGAGGCGTGGGAAGCGCACAACTTGGCCAAGTTTGCCCAAGACGCCACAGCGCGGCTGCTTGAGCAAGACGAGCTGATCGAGAGTCTGCAAGCGGACTTGAAAGCAGCAATCCGTGCCTATCGGCACTTAGTAATCGAAAGAGCAAATGATGATCTATCCATCCGTACCGAACAAAGAGTTCAAGTGGAGCAGCGGGGCTGACGTTCAGGCCACCTGGCGCAAGTGGGGCTGGACCCCACCGTCAGAGAAGATGCTGCCACCACCGCCAGAGAAGAAGGTTGAGCCGCTGCGGAGGTACAAATGAAGTGCCCTGTCTGTGGGACTTACACCGAGGTCATCGACAGCCGTATGCGCTCTGATGGAGCCCGCCGCCGTCGCTACCTGTGCGCCAACATGCACAGGTTCACAACACTTGAACTTATCTTGCCGGAGAAGAAATGAACAAAGCACAAACGATATTCGAGGCCATCATGCGAAGCAAGGGCCATGTGGAGTTTGCGAAAACCGCCTCGGGCAAGTACAAAGCGCCTTCTACGCAGGTGCGCTGGGCGTATTTCCAAGTGGGCTGGGAGATGCGGGGAGCTTTGCAATGAACGATTGCAAACAACACATGTGGGAGCCTGTTGAGGGCCAACCTTTGTACAAGTGCGCCCGATGCGGTGCTTTTCTGAGGATTATCAAATGAAAGTCCAACCAACAACCAAAGAACTGATCGCAATGTTGTACGAGCGACTGCCGGAGTTGTTTGACCGAGCCGCAGCACAGCCAGCCGTGCCCGATGCGTTTGGAACGCGAGAGGGTGAGCATCCCCAATATGTGCAGGGCTGGAACGATTGCAGAGCAGAGATGCTGAGAGCAAGGGAGAACACATGAACTGCTGCAACGATTTTGGAGACTGCAACCAGGGCCGCAACTGCCCCGTTCGGGTGGCTAAGTACAAACCCGTGATGCGGGCCGCTGACCCGCTGCCGCCAAGCATCTGGCGTCAGCAGCTTCGATACTTAGCTGAGTGGGTGCTGCTTAGCCTTGTCGGCGTGGTGTGGGTAGCTTTTTTGTTGTTGCTATTTTGGAGCGTAACCAAATGAACCCGTTTGACTGGAAAAAAGACCCGCGCCCGAGCATCTTTATGAAGGATGTTTCTTACCGCGCCAAAGGCGTACCCGCCACGACCGACTACAAGGCGTTTGGCATCTTCAGCCGGGCCAAGCCTAGCGTCAAGCCGTCCCTGAATAAGCATGAGCTACCCAAGGGACGGCTGTGAGGCTTAATTTCCCAACATCCCAGTGGCAGACCCAACAGCCGCAGCGCCAGTTAAGAGACCAGTTCTTGGCCGCTGCGCCCTGCGGTTAAGTTCTTGCAAGATTGCAGTTTGCTCAATGGGGTCAACGGTAAACAGACGCTTTTGCAAAGCCTCAGACGTTTCGCCGCTGATTCCCTTTGCTCTTGAAAGCAGTGCCTGACCACCAGCTCGCAACATACTTAATGGGTCACCAGTAGCGGTTGCTTGAGCCAAAGAACCCAAGAGGTTTGCATCACCTTGGACAGACAGGTTTTCTGCTGTGCGTGAGCCGCCAAGGATTCTTTGCTTGGTTGCGCTTTGCTGACCCAAGCCTTTGACGTACTGAGAAAATTCAGTGTAAGAGGCTTGATCTGGGAAAGCATTACGCAGCAAGAGCTTTTGATTTTCAGATTTGAATATCTGTTTGCTGAAATCGCCGCCCTTGAAGTTTCCAAGGCGGTTGTTGACGTCAGCCATAACGCCAAGACGAAACGCCTCTTTTTCATCAGGGTTGAGCTTCTTGATCTTTGATACAGCCTCTGCTGGATCAAGTCGTTGGTAGTCCTCGCCCATCTTAAAAGCGTTTTTTATGCGCTCTGCATCGGCAAACTCTGCATTGGCTTTTTTGTACTCAGGATTGAGCGACTTGATCAAATCATTGAACTCATTCTTGACGCTAGTAACGTCTCTGCCGTAGCCAGACACCTTTTTCGTTAAGCTGTCTGTTTCAGCGTCCACCACACGGTCAAGACCGATCTTGATCTGGTGCAAGATGTCGGTAGGCACAGACTGAGCGTTGCGAATGGCGCTTAAAGGGGGCAGCTCGTTGCCGTACACACCAGCACGCTTTACCGCTTCTTCATAGGCTTTCTGAAAGACTGGCCTTTCCACATACTTCCTGAATGGCGTTGCATCAATAGCCATTCGATAAGCGTCTGGATAGGCCTGGCTGGCAAGTCGTGATTGATTTGCAGTCAAAGCCTCAAGGTATTCAAAGCCATTGACGTTCTTAGCCAGGCCAGCTTTTTCAACCAAGCCCTTCACAATGTCATTGGGTTGGTCAATCATGCGGTTGACCAAGAAAGACTCTGTGCCTCCCTTGGCCTTGGATTGCACCACATAGGCGCTGTAAGCCAGATCGTTGAGGCTTTTCCCCAAGTCTGCAATGACTGGATTGGGAACGCCAATCTTGCGCAGCTCATCCAGTGCCTGCTGCGCCTCTGTTGGCGTCAGATTGTCCTTTTTGAGATAGCTTGCCAGCATTTTGGATGCTGCTGTTTCTTGGTCACCAATGCCAGCAGAGTTCAGCACGTTCTTGATGAGTGTTCCAGCCTTGTCCACAACAATAGGCACAGAGCCACCAAGCAAACCGCCAAAGATGCCACCAAGAGCAGCCGCAGACCCAGCGTCTTTTTCGGCAGATCCGTAGCCAGAAGCCGCACCAGTTGCAGCGCCAATGGCAGTACCACGGCCAGCTTGGCCCATCAAAGTCTCGCCAATGATGGAGGATTGCGTTGCAGGGGCGAGTCGGCCAATCTGCTTGACAATACCAAGTGGAGCAATCAGACTGCCGCCGATCTCCAAACCAGTCTTGACAATGGGGCTGTCTTGACCAAATTGCTTTTGCTGCTCACGCAAAAGATTTCGTTGGCGCTCATACTCAGGCCCACTGATTGCACCAGTGCGAACAGCCGCTTCCAGCTCATCAAGAAAGCCAAAAGTTAAGCCTTGGCCGACTGCCCTTGCGCTCTCGGCAACGCCAGAGTAAGGAACACCAGGGCCAAGGACAGAGGTGAAGGCTTGTGGTTGACCAGCCTGTGGCTGATCAGCCAGTGGAGCATCTTGATAGTTTGCCATTATGGTTTCACCCTTCTAACGCCATCTGGATCAACAAAAACTGTACCACTTGGGAATTTCGGATTCTTCAAAAAGCTGTTGTATTCGGCTGGCGTAATGATTTGAACATCAAACTTGGGAATAACAATTGGTTGAGGAGCTGAAGGAAAACCTGCATTGGCTCGGCGCTTTTCCACTGAGCTTGCTGCGCCCTCTGCCCGTCGAGTGTTGATCTCAATCAATCGTTTCATTGCAGAAGCAGCAGCCTCTTTTGATTCTGAGCTTTTGAGTGCTTTTGCTTCTCGCACAGCATCGCCTTCAGTTTGCGTTCCTTTATTAAGTCGCAAACTCTCATTGACCAAGTTTTCCACAAACCTGTCGTATTCTTCACGGGCTACCACATCAGGAGCACCTGATCCAGCAAGCTGGCGAGCGCGAATGCTGGCTTTGTCTTTGACGCCAAATTTAATCTCACCCGTCTTGATTCGGTTGATGTATCCATACGCATCTGTGGCAATGTTGGTTGCTGCGCTTGCAGCAGAGAAGTCGGCCTCCTCCTCTTTTGCCAAATAAGAAGGCAGTGGCTTGTTCTTGCGTGCTTCTTCTTTAGCAGCCTCTTGCTGGCGCTTCATGTCTTGCTGGAACTGAATATTCTGCGCTTGCAAAGCCTGGTTGCCTCGCTGAATCAAAAGAGCTTGCTGAGAGTTCTCAAGACCTTGCTGACGCAGTGTCTGCATGATGGCTTGATTGTCTTTAATCTGCTGCTGGTTCTGGTCAAACTGCTGAACACGCTGCGTCATTTCAGCCAACTCTTTGACTTTTGCATCAGCCTTTTCAGGGTCAAGAACTCCGCTTGCAAAACTCTTTGAGTATTGCTGTGCAAGTGTTTGAACATTTTTGGGAATGGTTGCATCAGCGGTGAAAGTAGAAAATGGATTCTCCTCACGCATTGAAGATGCGCCAAGTTTTCGCAATGCTGGCAGCAAGTTGGCTTGTTCTGTGATGGCTGCTCGCCCCTCTGGGGATTGCATGAGTTGAGGCAAGACAGGATTGATATTAAAAGACGCTGGACGGCCTGGGATGGCCACTGGCTGGCCCTGCTCATCAACCTCAACAAATTGCTGTTGCTCTGGCGTAGCAGGCTGGTATGCGCCTTGCAGCAAAGATTGAGCCTGTTGCGTCCGAGCTTGGGACTCCATTGCAATTCGTCGTTTCGCTGCCGCATCTTGACGCGCAAGTTCTTGGTCTTGACGAGTCAGCGAGAGCTGCTGCGCTTTGTCTCTTTCCATTTGCAGCATCAAAGCGCCTTGACCATCGCCACCTCGTCGCAGCATCTCAATGCCACTGTCAAAGGTAGAAAGGTCGTTGGGGTTCAATTGCCCCGCGATCTGCTGACGCAGCGTAATGCGCTGCAACTCAGGGTCTTGACCGCCAAGAGCACCACCGATAGCGCCGCCCAGCATGTTGGCACCACGGCCAATGGCGAAGTTCGCCTGCTGGAAGGGCGTCAGTTGAGCGTATTGCAGCGCCTGGGCATCGGCCCGCTGCTGTTGGGCCTGCTGGTAAGACTCCGGCGAAACGCCGAACAAGGATTGCACAATTTCTGCCATGTCTTACTCCTTAGATGAACGCGCCGATGTCTTGGTTGCCGTAAGCTAGGCCCGTACCAAAACCAGAGCCACCAAGGGCTGTTTGCGAGAATCCAGCCTGAAGACCGCTGCCAGACATATTGCCTATCCCGCGCATCAGCGCAGGATTTTGCGACGCGCCAACCAAAGCCGTGGCAAACGGGTTGTAGGCGTTGGCCGCACCCATCGACTGCGCTGCTGCCATACCACCGCCATACAGCGCGTTTGCGCCGGATGTGTTGACGTTGCGCCCGCCCAAAGCCGAACCCATGTCCAGCGGCTGCTGACCCAAAGCCTCCAGGCCAGTCGCGCCTTGCAAGTAGGCTTGATACGGACCCAGAGCCGCAGCTTGACCGCCGTAGCCCTGCGTGAGCAGGTTGCCACCAGTGCCGAACAGACCAGCACCGAACGCTGTCTGCTGCTGTCCGGCTTGCATGGCCTGCGCAGCCAAACCCGCGTCCTGCTGGGCGATAGCGTTGTAGTACGCCTCCATCTCGGGGTTGGCTGCGCCTAGACCCGCCGCGCCGCTTGGGCGCTCGCCTGTCGCACCGACCGACAGACCGCCACGGCCAGTTTGGAACAGTTGGTTCTGGAGCTGCGCAAACTGACGCTCACGGCTTGGGGCCAAGAGGTTCTGTTGACCAGCCATGTACTGCTGCGCGGCCTGTTCAGGCGACTGCGCCAGGTACTGCTGGCCAAGGCCAAACAGACCCTGCGCCGCTTGGCCCAAGGGCGCAAACTGCTGCTGCGCTCCCTCGGCTTGCGTCAGCCCACCACCTGCCAGACCCAAGAAGCGGTCTTGCATGGCCGCCAGTTGGGGGTCAAGCGTGTAGCTGGCCCCAGAGACGCGGCCTTGTGGGTCGGTCTGGAACTGTGACTGGCCGAAGCGGGTCGTGATGCCGACCGGACGGAACCGCGATTCTTCAGCCGCAATCCGCGCCGCCTCAACCTGCGCTGCGGCTTGCCCCTGCGCGGCTTTCTTGGATGAACTGCCCCCGAGCAAACCCCCTACAAGGCCGACCCCGGCTACTGCTACGTTTCCCCATGTCATGGCAATTCTCCTTTAATTTGCGGCGCAGAGGCTATAAGCCCCATTTCTTCATACGTTGGTGAGATAACTTCTTCCTCTATCTTGGAAAGGTTTTCCTCTCCTTGATGCTCAGTCAAATGAATAGTTACCCAGATAGTGTCTTCTTCCGCATAAACAGCACGTTTTAATCCAACTTCAGAAACAAATACGTGCGGTGCTTCAAAATACTTTTTACCAAATTCAGTAGCAACAGATACCTTGCCTTTCATAATAAAGTTCAAGTGCTGATGTCTATGAATCTTTCCTATGATGACCGTATCTTTTGGGATAAACATTTCCCTTGCATAAGTGCCGCAGCCATATTTTTCATCAACAGGTGCGAAGTGATGAGTTAATGTGCAGTCTTCTAGCGTCGATTCAATCTCGCCTTTTTCTATCCTGTCAATCATGCCTTGTTGCATAACTAAAACATTGTGCCGAAATTTGATTTTTTCAGGTGTGTTTTGACCCTGTTGAACAACAACAATATCGTCAACTACAGCAAGTAAATTAATGACTTCGTTCATGTGGCGTACAGACCGTCGCTGAAGTGGTGGGTGATCATGCAGTACGCTTCCACATCGCCACGGTGATGTACGGCTGGAGGTTGGCGTTGGTGGCGCTGGAGCCTGCGGACGCAACTGTTGTAGCAACTGAAATACCAGTGGTGGCGCTGGCGATAAACCCATTTAGTGGGCTGGTTATCAAGTCATCGCCGAGCGCAATACTTGCAGTTCCTACTGTCTGTAGGTTGGAGTTAAATGTAAGGTCGTGAACGTGGCCGGGATCACTAACAGTAGAGGTAGCGGTATGTGTGTGACTAACCAGCGTAGTATCTTTGCTACCGCCAGTTTCCTCAAGCGCGTCAAACAGAGCATCACTGCCATTTAGGCCGACCATGACCCGGCCAGCGCCAAAGGCCGTCCAAGTGCCGAAGCCCAGCAATGTTCCGGGATTGGTCGTTACACCTGCGTTGATGTAGATGGAACCTACGGGATAGAGAGCTTGCAGACCTGCGGTCACAAAAGCCGTGGTCGCCAACGCAGTGGTGCTGTTACCCGCGCTTTGCGTTACGCCAGTCGTCCCAGTCGGCAGTGTAGGAGTCCCCGTAAACGTAGGTGAAATCAGATCAGCCTTGGTCGCCACGGCCACAGCGATGTTGTTGAACTCCGTGTTGATCTCGGTGCCCTTGACGATCTTCAGCGGATCGCCAGACGGCAGCGCGTCCTTGGTGGCGAAATTCGTGCTCTGTGTGTAATTTGACAAAATGATCTCCTATTGCTTACGACATCTTGCCGTCTTTGGATTGGATTTCAATCCGTTGAATCGACAGCGCGGAGCCGTTGATGTTGGACTCGTATCCGGTTTGCACGATTTTACCGCTGCCGCTTGCGCTGGTCGATAAGGTCTGCAAGGCCACGCCGTCAGAATACTGAGCGATGCCGTACTCACCGATGCCGTACTCTGAAATCCCTTGCGTTGGAATCAGCGCATTGGCAGACAGGTAGTTGGCGGAAAAGTCAAAGCCCCACTTCATTGTCACAAACTGGTTCGTGCCGCCGATCACCACCACCTTAAGGCGCTTCAAGAGCGACGTTACGTTCTGGTTGCCCAGATCGGCATGATTGGTGAAGTACTGCATCCGATACGCCGAGGTGTAATCTTGGTAGGTGCTGTACTTGCCGATGTACCCGTTCTTGCCAATCAACACGTCGCCGTTGCGCCGCGAAAGCAGCGCCGTTGGCTCAATCGAGTTCCAGTTGGTGACGCGAAACGAGCCGTCTTGCAACTGCACGCGGGTGTCAAAGCAGTACACCTCTTTGACTGATGGCAGCGTCACCAGATAGAACGCCTCTGCCTCTGAGTACACCGACTTGATGTTGGCCAGCGTCTCGCCAGCCACAATCGACATGAAGTCGCTGCGGATGTTCTTGGACAGGTCACCCAAGGGCGCTGACTTCTCAACAATCGTCCTGGCGAACGACCGGATGCCCGAGTTAGACAGGAACAAGATGTCCTTGCCCGTGCTCTGAATGGTGTCACGGGCGATGCAGCCAATGCCCCCCACCGTGTCGCTCAGGCTCATCGTGGCGGGTGTCGTAGCGTTGGCGTAGACCAGAATCTGGCGCTTGCCGAAGATGATCAGAAAGCCGTTGTGGGCCGCTAGGCCAGTCACCTCGTCTGAGCCGTTGGGCCACACCCGGTCGATGTTCAGCGTGCCCGCTGTGCCCGTGCTCCAAACATGGCCGGACAGCAGGTCAGAGAAGAACACCGTCACGTTGTCGGTGGCGGTATCCGCAACCCACAAGCGGCCAAAGGCCGACAGCACGATGTTGCCCGAGGGCACGGTTTTC